GAAAGGGCGTTCCGGTGCCACGGATCACACCTTATATGATACTGCTCGGGGCGCGACATTTGATATTGCCTCTAACTTATTTACAGCGCAGACGACACAGGCAACAGGTCTGACGAGCTTTTTAACTAGCGGCTTTAGTATTGTCTCGCTTGCCAAAATCAACACCAGCGCCGCAACCTACACCTCCGGGACCTTCCGCAAGCAGCCGAAGTTTTTTGATGTTGTGACTTATACGGGAACGGGGGCTAACCGGACCATCGCGCATAACTTAGGTTCTGTGCCGGGTTGTATTATGATTAAGCGCGCTGATACAACTTCCGCTTGGGCTGTGTATCATCGCAGCTTGGCCAACACGCAGTACATGGTTCTTAACACCACGGCAGCAGCGGCTACAGGCGCAACGTACTGGAACAGCACAACGCCGACATCATCTGTGTTTAGCCTTGGTACCTCTACTGACGTGAACGCTTCTGGTGGCACCTACTTCGCCTACATTTTCGCCCATAATGCAGGCGGCTTTGGCGCTACCGGCACGGACAATGTGATTAGCTGTGGGTCGTTCACTTCTGGTGGTGTTAATGGAGTAAATGTTGAATTGGGTTATGAGCCACAGGGGGTAATGTTAGTAAATTCTGAATATGGAGGTAACTGGATTATTTTGGATAGTATGCGCGGCTGGACGAATGGCGGAACACCAGACACGTCAAACGATAGTTTAATTTTTCCGAATACTACGGCAGCAGAAAGCGTAGCAGTTAGGGGTTTTCCATATGCTACTGGTTTTAATGCAATCAATTTAGGAACAGCGAATTACATCTACATCGCCATCCGCCGTGGCCCGATGAAGACGCCGACGACTGGGACGAGTGTGTTTGGGCTTAGTGCGCGCACTGGTACTGGTGCTGATGCCACGGTAACGGGTGGTCAGACGGATGATGCTGTTCTGATCAAGAACCGTGGTTCTAATGTGGCTAGTCTGTTTTCTTCGCGCCTTACCGGCTTGGGTTATCTGGCCACATCCAACACCACCGCAGAAGGTACCGCAAGCACTACTATTCTTCAGGCTAATCCCTGGGATGTGATGGATGGCGTCAAGGTCGGCACAACTTCAACCACCACCAATGCTTCCGCCAACACATACATCAACTACCTATTCCGCCGCGCCCCCGGCTTCTTTGATGTGGTGTGCTATACGGGTACGGGTGCTAATAGAACGGTAAGCCACAACTTGGGTGTTGTTCCAGAATTAATGATTGTAAGATCTCGCTCAAGCTCGAATCCTTGGCAAGTATATTCAAGCGCGTTAGCAAACACTGAATACTTAGTGCTAAATACAACAGCAGCAAAGGCAACTGGTGCTAATAGGTGGAATAGCACCACACCAACCAATTCCGTGTTTTCACTTGGCGCCACCACTGAAGTTAATGCTAACACCATTAACTACGTCGCCTACCTCTTCGCCACAGTCGCAGGCGTATCCAAGGTCGGCTCCTATACAGGCACCGGAACCACCAACCAGATCAATTGCGGCTTTACTGGCGGCGCAAGGTTTGTCCTGATCAAGCGCACCGACAGCACAGGCGATTGGTATGTCTGGGACAGCGCGCGTGGGATTGTCGCAGGTAATGATCCGTATTGGTTGCTAAATTCTATCGGTGCTGAAGTGACCGGAACAGATTACGTTGACACTTACAGCGCGGGCTTTGAAGTCAGCAGCACGGCGCCAGCAGCACTCAATGCCAACGGCGGCACCTACATCTTTTTGGCAATTGCATAAGAGGACATCATGGAACTCCGCATTCGATCCACTGGCGCCGTGATGTTCGAGAGCGAACTGCGCGCCTATCTGCTGGCCAATGGTGGGCCGTCCTATGACACACTCACGCCAGAGGTGATGGAAGCCATTGGTGTTGATCCCGTGTTTGAGGGGGCGCAAGCTACCGGCGGCACGGTGTACCAGTACTCCATGCGCCAGGGTGTTGAGCAGCAGGCTGACGGCAAGTGGTACACCAAGTACATCTTGGGGCCGATCTTCACCGATACGCCAGAAGCTACCGCTGCCCAGCAGGAAGCAGCCTATAAGGCGGCGAAGGATGCGGAGCAGGCTAAGTTGGTGCGGGCTGACCGGGCTGCGCGTTTGGCGGAGAGCGATTGGACCCAGCTTGCGGATGCCCCGGTGGATGATTTGGTGTGGGCAGTTTATCGCCAAGCGTTGCGCGATATTCCTACCCAAGCAGGGTTCCCATGGAATATAACCTGGCCAGCAAAGCCCTAATCTTACAGGTGCGACATGGTTGATAACCACGAAACCGCAAAGACCATAGGGGATGTGTTATCAATCACGACGGTTGTGGGGACATTGGCCCAGGTTCTTCCTTCGATTGCGGCGATCTTCACCATCGTTTGGACGATGATCCGCATCTATGAAACTAAGACCGTTCAGTCATGGCTTCGACGTTTGAGGGGCTAGATGTATATTCCGCTAAAGCTGCCGCCGGGAATTTATCGTAACGGGACGCAGTATCAGTCTGCTGGCCGGTGGTACGATGCTAACTTGGTGCGGTGGTATGATGGCACCTTGCGCCCGATTGGTGGTTGGCGGAAGCGCACACATAACGGCAGCAACATTCAGCTTACTGGTATTATGCGTGGTTCCCATGCTTGGCGGGCTAACAATGCGAATGCTTGGTTAGGCACTGGCGGCGCCAAGAAATTGTACGCCATTAAGGCGGATGCTTCGCCGTACAATATCACGCCGATCCGTGAAACTGGTACGCTCACTAACGCCTTCAGCACGGTAAACGCGTCAGCGGTGGTAACGGTGGCGGATACCGGGCACGGGGGCAAGACCGGTGATACGGTAAAATTCACCAACGGGACCGCGATTGGTTCCAGTGGGATTACGCTATCTGGCGAGTATATCATGACTGTGACGGGGGTTAATTCCTACACCGTCACGCATGGTTCCGCCGCCGCTTCTACCGAGACGAATGCTGGCTCTGCTGACTATGCGTATGAATTGTCCATTGGGGATGTGGCTGCAACGCAGAACCTTGGGTATGGTGGGTTTACTTACGGCACCAGCACCTACGGCACTCCGCGCCCTGATGTATCGCCAACAGGTATCGCAGCAGCAGCGACATGGGCGCTTGATAACTGGGGCGAGTATCTGGTGGCTTGCCGGTCTGACGATGGCAAGATTTACGAATGGGATTTGGATACCGCTGGCCGGGCTGATCTGATTTCCGCTGCCCCCACGGGTAATTCTTCGATCTTGGTAACGCCAGAGCGGTTTCTGTTTGCCCTTGGTGCGGGCGGTAATCCGCGCAAGGTTCAATGGTGTGACCAGGAAGATAACACTGATTGGACGCCATCAGCGACAAACCAGGCGGGGGATTTCGAGTTATCTACATCCGGCAAGGTGATTTGTGGCGAGCGCACTCGCTATGGGTCTTTGTTGCTGACCACGGTTGATGCTCACTTGGCGACGTACCAAGGACCGCCATTCGTTTATGGGTTTGAGCGTGTTGGTTATGGTTGCGGGGTGATCAGCGCCCAGGCTTCTGTCAGCATGGATACTGGCGTTGCTTGGATGTCTGACGGTTCGTTCTATTTGTTTGACGGCGCCGTGAAGCCTTTGCGGTCTGATGTATCGGACTATGTGTTCTCCGACTTCAACTATAACCAGGCTTCTAAGGTGAATGCGGTTCTTAATATCGAGTTCTTTGAGGTGATCTGGTCTTACCCGTCTGCCGCGTCCAATGAATGTGACCGCTATGTAATCTGGAACTACCGTGAGAATACTTGGTCCATTGGTTCTTGGGCGCGAACAACTGGTGTGGCGGCTGGCGTGTTTGATTATCCCATTCTGATTGATCCCTCTGGTTATGTGTATGATCATGAGGTGGGGTGGAACTACGATGGCGCTTCGCCGTATGCGGAGACGGGGCCGCTGGAAATGGGGAATGGGGACCGGATTATGGTAGCCCGCCAAGTGGTGCCGGATGAGAAAACGCAGGGCCAGGTAAACGTCAGCTTCAAGACCCGTTTCGCGCCAGAGGGTACGGAGAGTACCTTTGGCCCTTACACCATTTCTTCCAAATACACCGATGTCCGGTTCTCAGGGCGCCAGGTTTCCTTCAAGGTGACGGGCGTTCAGTTGGCGGATTGGCGAGTCGGTAATTTCCGCCTGGAAGCGGTGCCTGGGGGACTTAGGTGAGATTGCCCCCAGCCACCAACTCTTATGATAGTTCTAACGAGCAGACAGCCCGCGCCTTGTTGGAGCGCGCTGACGATGAGAACCACAAGAAGAACCGCGATCTGGAAGTAAGCCCAGGCCGGTTGATCTTGAAATCCCCTGACGGAACACGGTGGAGCATCACTGTGGATAATTCAGGGGTGGTGGCTGCTACAGCGCTATGACCCTGTTTGAAGCCGAGTTCGAGCGGTGTTCCAAGTGGCTTCAGGATGCGCTTGATTATGCGGGTAATACGCATGATCTCCATCATGTAGCCAAGGGCATCAAAGAAGGGCATTTTCAGTTCTGGCCCGCCCCTGAAGCGGCGATTGTCACAGAACTTATTTACTATCCGAAGTTCACCATTCTCCATGCTTGGCTGGTTGGGGGTAAGCTGGAACAGGTGATCGAGATGATCCCATCATTGGATGCTTATGGGCGTGCTTTTGGGTGTTCTAAATTAACAGGGTGCGGGCGCGCAGGGTGGGTTCGTGCTTTGAAGCGGCATGGTTTTGAAGGTATAATGACCACAGTTTCTAAGGAGATACGCCATGTCTAAGGGCGGCGGGACATCGACGCAGACGCAATCCAGCCAACTTGACCCCGATGTCAAGGAACGGATGCTGGCGAATTATGACTTCGCCCTGGACGTTGCTAATCGTGATTATCAGATTTACCCCTATCAGCGGATAGCGGGCTTTACGCCATTACAAGAAGCGTCCTTCCAGCGGGTGGGTGAAGTGGCGGGTTCTGCCCAGCAGCCGATTACCCAGGCCCAGGCTTTAGCCCGCCAGGCTGGCGCCTATACGCCGGGCACCATTGCTTCAGGGATGGCGGCTTACCAGAACCCGTACACGCAACAGGTGATTGATACTACGCTGGCGGATATTGATCGTTCCCGTCAGATGGCAAACCAGCAAACCGCCGCGCAAGCAGTGAGGGCGCGGGCGTTTGGCGGTTCACGCCAGGGTGTGGCCGAGGCCGAGACTAACCGGGCGGCGATGGAGCAAGCGGCCCGCACTGCCGCGCAGTTGCGCGCCCAGGGCTTCCAGCAGGCGGGCGAAATGGCTGGCCGTGACATTGGTTACGGGTTGCAGGGCAATCAGCAGGCTCTTGCCGCCGCCCAGCAGCTTGGCGCCCTTGGCGCCCTTGGCCAGACGGCTGGGCTTACCGGCGCGCAGGCTATGTTCCAATCTGGCGAACAGCAGCGCGGGTTGACCCAGGCAAATATGAGTCAGGCTTACGAGGACTTCCTGCGCCAATGGCAGTATCCGGTGGAGCAGTTGCGGATTCGGCAGAGTGCGCTTGGGATGGCTCCGATGGGGCAGACCACCACGACGGAAACCACGCCTTCCTTCTTGCAGCAAGTTGGCACCATTGGTCAGGCTGCGGGCGGCTTGGCCAATGCCTTTAATCTCCTGTTCCGGTAAGGAGCCGCGCAATGTCTGAATTTCTATCGCGTCTTTTTGGTGGCGGGCAACCGACAAGCGGTGGTGATCCGGTGCCGGATCAGAGTCCTTATGCTGATATGTCGCCAGCCCAGCGGCGCTTACTTGGTGTCGCGGCGCTTCAGGACGCTTTTGCGTCCCTGGCTGGTCAGCAGGGTACAGCGTTGCAGCGTATCTCGCCGGTAGCGGAACAAATCGGCTGGTCTGAATATGTGAATAGGCTGGCTGCTGGTGGCGCCCCCACCGCACCACGCCAGCAAGTTGCCCAGGCTATGCAGGCCCAGGGAACGCAACAGCCCGCCGCACCGCAACAACCGGCACAACAAGCGCCTGATTTCCAGCCGTTTGGCCCGCAAGCCATTCGCACGGCTTTGGACCGGCTGGCTCGCGCTGAATCGCCAAACCCCACGGCGGTTAATCGTTTTGGCTATGCTGGGCAGTACCAATTAGGTGCGCCATTGGCGGCGAGTGCCGGTGTCTATCGGCCCGCGCAAGGTGAGATTAATGAGCGCGGGCAGTGGTCTGGCCAATGGGGTGGCACCTTTAATATCCCTGGCTTCGAGAATGTCCGCACTTTGCAGGATTTCTTAGCTGATCCAGCAGCGCAACGCCGCGCCGCCGAATTGTCTATGGGTTATCAAGCCGGGCAATTACAGCAAATGGGGTTGCAGCGGAACATTGGCCAAGAGGTTAATGGGGTCCGCATCACGCCTGAAGCGATGCTCCAAGGCGCATGGCTTGGTGGTCCTGGGGGTGTTGATAGGTTTGTGCGTGGTGGCGGGCAAGACCGCACAGACGCATTTGGAACGCCGGTCAGCCGGTGGATGCGGCTGGGCCAAGGGGAAGGTGGGGCGGCTGCGCCCCAGGCGCCTGGGATGCCTGGTCAACCGGCGGCTGGCGGTCAACCGCCACAAGCAGCGCCGTTGACCCCGCCGCAACAAGCCTTGGCTCGCCCTGCTGTTGGTGCGGTCCCGATGACGCCAGAACTGGCGGCGCTGTTGCGGCAGATGGGGCCACAAGCTGGACGCCAATTCTTGGCGCAAATGCAGACCCGCGCCATGCAGCAAGAAACCCGCGTCTTGCAACCAGCGGAAGCGCAAGCCCTTCTGGGTGAAGCCTATGATCCTGACCGCCGCTACCAGATTACGGCGCAGGGTGGCGTTCAGCCGATCCAGGGAACCCGCGAGCCTGAAGGTGGTTCTTCGCAACAGCGGCGCGAGTTGGAAGGTAGTTTGCGCCGTGAGTTTATCGGTTATCAGCCGGTGCGTGATTACTTCGCCATGATCCCGCAAATCCGCGAGGTGCGTGATGCGGCAAACCGCGAAAACCCGTCACGGTTGAATGATATTAACTTGGTGTTTGCTTTCGCTAAGATGTTGGACCCAGCTTCCGTGGTGCGTGAAGGCGAACAAATCCAAGTTCTCCGCGCGCAAGGGTTGAGCGAAACCGTACTCGGCACGATTAGTCGCTTGAATGGTGGTAGCGGTCTAACACCTGAAACCCGCCAGCAGATCATCCGCGAAGCTAATAGCCGGTTTGCCAATAGCCAAAGCATATACCAAGAGTTCGCGGATCAATATCGCGGGCTGGCTAGGGATTATGGTGTAAGCCCAGAACGAGTGGTCCGCCCGGTTGGTGGTGAAGCCCCGCCAGAAGTTGCGCGCCCTGGCGCAATACCTCAGGCTCGCCAAGCTGAATTGGTCGCTGGTATTCGGGAACGCCTGAACCTTCCGCCCAATAACCCGCAACGCCTGACGATGGAACAAGCCATCGCAGCAGCAACCGCCGCCGGTATCCCTAATGCCGCCGCCTTGTTTGGAGCGCGTTAAATGGCCGAAGATATCAATAAACTGATCGATCAGCTAGTAGCGCGCGGCACACAGGCTTCCCAAGCAAGGGGCGCGGTTCTTCCGGGTGGCTTGTCTGCTGGCTTGCAGGGGCTAACTCTTGGAACCGCTGATGAGATCACCGCTTTCTTGCGGTCCCGTCTTGGCAGCACTCCATATGAAGAAGCCTTGGCGCAGGAACGCGCCAACTTGGCGCAATACCGCGAGCAGAACCCCATCCGGGCTGGCGCTTATGAGGTTGGTGGCGCGATTGTTCCCACTATTGGGGCGGCGATTGCGGCGCCGTTTACTGGCGGCGCAAGTGCCGCCGGTACTGCTGCTGGCGCGGCTAATATCGCCAGGGCTGCAACTACTGCTGGCCGGGCACTACAGGCGGC